TCTGCTTCTGCTTCTGCTTCTGCTTCTGTTTCTGCTTCTGCTTCTGCTTCTGCTTTTTCTGCTTTTTTTTTTGCTCTTTCTGCTTTTTTTTTTGCTCTTTCTTCTTTTCTTCTGTTTCTTTCTTTTTCTCTTCTTGCTTTTATTTCTGCTTTTGTTTCTTTTATCATAAATTTAATTAATTTAAGTTTTTTAAAAATAGGCGAATATTTACTAAGATAAACAAAATTATTATAATTACTTGTTATAAATTCATAAGTTATTTTATTTGTAATTTGTTTTTTATTTGTATCTTTAATTACACCACTAACTTCATAATAATTGCTATCAATTTCAATATATACAGATTCATCTTGTATATTTGTTCTTTTATACACTATATATTGCTGTTTATATATATCATCTTCTAACATTACAACAGGTTCTATATTTTCACCTAAAGACAATTTAAATGATTTTGAATCAGTTGTTTGTTTTGAATTTATTGAATTTATTGATGATTGTGAAGAAGAAATATTAAATGAACTAGAAGATTCACTAGCATCAATAAGTTTAAATTCTTTAAACCTTTCTATATCTGGTAAATTTTTAAATTTATATTGAAAGTCTTTATCTATAGATATAGATACTTTACAAGTAAAATATGCACGTGTGCTGCTTTCTAAAATAGGTTCTTCATATTCAAATTTACAAGGGGATGTTAATAATAATAATTCTTCTTCAAAATATAGTGTATTTTGACCTAAAATCTTAAAATCTATATATGGAACACCTTTTTCTAAAGTTATTTCATATAATATAGGTGTGTGTGTAATTACCGATGATAGATCCATAAACGCTAATGCTATATTTTTATCCCTTGACATAGATACAAATTCTTTTTGTTCAAATATGTTATAATCTGTTGTTGTTATATTCATTCCTCTGTAAAATACTATTTCTTGAATAGGTTCAAATATTTCATTATTTATAAATTTGTAATGTGTTATTGTTGATGGTTTTTTTTTATTTGCATTATATATATATTTAGCTAGTTCAGTCTCAGTAACAATGTGTTGAATAGAATTATTTTTATATAATCTATAATGTTCTCCGCTAGTAAAATCAGTTTGTGGTATTACAAATAAATTATTTTCATTTACCTCAAATGAATCAACTTTTTTAAAATTTTTATATTTATTTAATCTTGGATAACTAATTTCGGCAGTAATATAATAAAATTGATCTAATATATATTTTTGATGAATTATTACTTTTTGAACAAAATAATGCATCTTATTTTCGCTTAAAACAACATCTCTTTTCTGTAGTATTTCATGTATAGGTTTTGTCATATTAAGAGGTAAAATTGGCTTGTTAGTATCTTTGGTTTGACGATATAGTTCTATATGTTTGCTTTCAAGAACATTGCCTTTTATATCAGCCCAATTAATTGCATATAAAGAATCGCAAATTTTAACATCATTACTTGATATTATTTTAATTTTATAATTATTTTCGCCAAATAAAATAATAACATAGTATGATTTGTTGAAAGAATCGCTTGTTATAAAAAATTCGTAATTTTCTAAATGTCTGTAATATTTGCTATTTGATTTTAAATTTGCTTTTTTATCTAGTTGTATTGGTTTTTTTAATTTATTTGGGTTATTCCAATAGTCATAATAAAATTGAGATTGATACAAATATAATGTTGTTAGTTGGCTAGTTGTAAGAGTTTTTGATTTTATTTTTTCTAAATTATTTTTTGAAATATATTCATTAGTATTTGTAACATAAAAGTTTATAGGGTTAGATATTGCACATAGTTTATTATATGTTTTTATAGATACTAAATATAATTTTTTTTTATAACTTATTTTAATGTATTTTTTATTAATTGCTGTAAGTCCTGGTTCTACATATCTTTTATATTTTTCATTAAAAGGTGATGTCCAATTTACTTTATAAAACTCATATGTTGGTATTTTAACGTTTTGTTCAAAAAAATGTAGTTTTTTTAAATTAACAATATCCATTTATTTAAGTAATATAAAACTTTATATTAATATGTTCCTGCAATATTAGTTGCTGATAAAGCATGTGTTGATTGTGATAAATTTGAAATTTTTACAATAGTTTTTTATACATCTTTTATCTAATAAATTTTCATTGTTATAACTTGCATATAATGTAATTACAGGTATTCTAAGACCATTTATTGTTTCATATTCCATATTTTCTTTATATTTTTCATCAATTTTAATACTATACCTCGTGGTAATATAATTTCATCTTCTGGTAATACAGTTATTCTTGAATTATCAATATAAGGCACACCTTTACATAATATAAAACTTTTGTTGCAAATTCTTTAGCTATTTCTATATTTTTTGATACAGATATAAATTCATTTATAGTTCTGCTGAAACTAATATTATTAAACAACTATCTTTTTACCATACCTCTATATAACACTTTATTTGTGCCTTTGCTTATTTTTGAATAATACCCTAATATGTTGTTTTATTTTATCATCGTCTATTGACGAAAAATTAGTAAGTGGTTCAAATAATAAAGGATATATTGCTATATTATAATAAAAAGTTAAACGTAAATATAAAAAATAAACCAATAATTCATTTATTAAAGGTAAATTTACGTATTTAACTTTACTATTAAAAATGTGTTTCTTTAATAAAATATTATTGATCTTTTTACATTTTACATATGTAATATTATGATTAATAGTTGCAAGATCATAACCAGTTAATTTATTCTTATATTCAAAAACTACATTGTTTATAGTTGCTTGACTGAACCATACATCATAATCAACATATTCAGCATTTATAATATCATATACCTGTTTATTAGAAGATATACTACTAATACTTTTAGTTATCTCAGAAGGTAAAGGAAAATAATTTTATTGTTGCCATTTTAACTAAACTATATAAAAACTTAATTAAAACATTTAAATACAACTAAGAAAGATGTCTGAAACCTTTTCATTTGATACTGATATTTCAGCTCTACTTAAACTTATTATCAATAATTTTTATTCCAATAAGGATATATTCTTAAGAGAACTTATTTCAAATGCTAGTGATAGTATTGACAAATATAATCATTTTTGTATTACTAACAAACCTGACAATAAAGTAGATAATTGTATTACACTTTTACCTAATAAAGAAAATAAAGAATTACATATTATTGATACAGGGATAGGTATGAATAAAGAAGAACTTATTAAAAATATAGGAACAATCGCTAGTTCAGGAACTAAAGCATTTATGGAAAAAGTTAAAGATAGCAACTTAATTGGTCAATTTGGGGTTGGGTTTTATTCTGCGTTTTTAGTATCTAAAGAAGTTTCTATTATTACTAAAAAAACAGATTCTGGATATTTTAAATGGACATCAGATGCTGGAGGACAATATGTTATTGAAGAACTTACTGAAGATAACCTTAAAGATCATATTCATCCTGATTATAATCTTACACAAGGAACTATTATTAAATGCTTATTAACCGACGAAGCTTTAGACAAATATACTGATGTTAATAAATTAAAATCCATTGTAAAAGAACATTCTCAATATATTAATTATCCTATTAAGATCTTCATTAAACGTGAGGAAACTAAAGAAGTTGAAGACGAAGAAGCATCATTAGAAGAAGATGTAACTGTTACTGATGGAACTTCTAATGTTGATTCATCTAATTTAGATGATGTTACTATTGAAGATGTTGAAGAAAAACCTAAGAAAATGAAAAAAATTACTGAAACTGTTAAAGAATTTCAATTAGTAAATGAACATAAACCTATTTGGACTAGATCAAGCAATGAACTAAAAGAAGAAGATTATTATGCTTTTTATAAGTCTTTAACAAATGATAATGAAAAACCTTATACTTATAAACATATTAGCGGTGAAGGACAAATAGAATATAAAGGCATTTTGTATTTACCTAAAAAAATTAAGAATAATGTATTTGAAAGAGGTGTAACACAAAATAATATTAAATTATATGTTCGTAAAGTATTTGTAAGCGATAATAGTGCGGTTTTATGCCCCGAATGGCTTCATTTTATTTCAGGCATCGTTGATACTGATGATCTACCTCTCAATGTATCACGTGAAATATTACAGGAAAATAAGGTTATTAAAGTTATTAAAAAAGCAGTTGTTAAGAAAAGCATTGATATGTTAAAATCTGCTATGAATGATATGGATAATTATCTCAAAATCTATAAGACTTATCAAAAAAATATTAAACTTGGTGTTTATGAAGAAAGCGGTGATCGTGAAAGGGTTTCTGATCTTTTAATGTTCTATTCGGCTAATTCACCTGATAAGATGATCACATTTGACGATTATATTACATCTATGAATGAAAATCAAAAACATATTTATTACATTGCAGGAGATAATATGGATATACTTAAAACATCTCCATTCTTAGATAGGTTCAAGAAAAATGATTTAGATGTTCTATTTATGACTGATCCTGTTGATGAATATATGTGTCAACGACTTATGCAATACAAAGAATGCACTTTAACCTGCATCACCAAAGGTGATATTGAATTACCTAATACAACTGATGCTGATAAAGAACTTATTAAAAAACAGAAAGAAGAATATAAATCACTTTGTGATTATATCAAACGTCTTTATACCACCTTTAGTGAAGTTAAAATTACTAATAAAGTATCTGAATTACCTTGTATAGTATCTTCACCCGAAAATGGTTTCTCGGCTAATATGGAAAAGATCATTAAATCGCAAACATTAGGACAAACTGATAATACTAATGCTATGTTAAATAAAAGAGTGTTGGAAATTAATCCTCTACATCCTATTATTAAGAAAATTAAGAATATTAATGATACTGAAGAATATAATTCATTGAGAGATCTTCTTGATCTTGTTATCAATAGTGCTTTATTGTATTCCGGATATCAAATTATCAAACCTGTTGATTTTTCTAAAAAGGTTCTCAATGTTGTTATGCTTGGTATGGATATTAATGATGATGAAGAAGAAGAAGTTGCTACTGATAAAGATCCTTTCAACAATGTTGAAACTATTGATATGACTAATGTAGATTAAATAATATTTATCTATAATAAGAAAATATGAAAAATGTTATTTTATTATTAGTATTTATTGGTATATTAGTTATAGTTCAAGGTTATTATGAAAATAAAATTAGTAATGTTAAAAAACAACAAACAGTTGTTAAATATGTGCCTTTACACACATATGAAGGAAAAATGAATGGAGCTGAATCAATTGATAATCAATTTAAAAGTTCTTTCGAGAAAATTATAAATATAGAGAATAAAAATGTATAAACTATTTACATCTACTCCTATTGAGTTTAAAAAACACTGTATGGTGTTTAATACTAATAAACAAGAAGAATTAAATATGTTAGTTGATCTTCGTGATAAATATATTACACATATATCATCTAAACGTAAAGACTATGAAGAACACTATGCAGAATATTTAAGACAATCTTCTGATACCAATGATTATATTGAAAGAGTTAATTTATTTAAAACATATCCTTTTAAAAAACCTGAATTTGATATTTATACTTATAAAAATTATTTTGAGTTAAAAGAATTAAATGAAGATTAATACAAGTTTTGAATTTCAATTTATACCTTTTATTTTAGCATTTATTATTGGAATTATTTACATTGTTGTTACAAATAATACCAAAGAAAAAATAGTTAAAACACCTACACCTTTTTCCAATAATCTTTATTCAGATTTTGATGGAGAATGTTATAGGGTTAATGTTGTTGAAACAGAATGTAATGGCAATGAACAAGAGTTCAATTTTGCTATATAAGTTTTAATATTATTTTTATGTTTTTTAGTTAGAATACGCTAATCCACCCATTCCACTTAATATACGTAAAACATTGTAATTTACAGCATATACAAATAATTCACCTGGTTTACTACTTTTAACTTGTAATTGTGCTGTATCTATCCTCGACATATTTAATGTTCCTGATGGTTGATGTTCTTCGGGTTTTAATGCAAATGAATATACATTAATACCTTGATTGACTGGTATATTATTGTGATGTTGATAAGGTTGAACTAACGAAAAATACTTTCCATCCCTTTCTGCAAAACGATCATTTCCGTTTAATTGAAGTTTAGCTGTTGTTATTAGATTATCTTTAATTGTATTATTGTCTGCGGCATTTGTAAAGTTATTCCAATTTACATTACAACCTGTTATATCTGGTTCAGGTCTTACTGCCCATACAAGTTCTTTACAAGGGTGATTAAAACTTAAACGTGATGCTTTTACTGTATTTGCTGTTATAGTTTCTGTTCCTGTAAATTGCAATTGTTCGATAAGATATTCGTGCGATAATTGAGCAAACCTTTTACGTTCGTCTGTATCTAAAAATATGTAATCAGCCCATAATGTAGCACTAAATGATTCGAAATCTTCTTGTGAATCTTGAACGGTTATTGTAGAATCTGAAGCAAGTGCATCATCTTGGTTTGTTGCTCTGATATTTTCCATTGAATTAAATTCTATATTAACTTTAACTTCGTGGTATTGAAGAGCTATTAGCGGTAATGCTAAACCAACATTACGACAAAACCAAAATTCAAGAGGAATATATAAATCTATTGTTTTGTCTTTTAATTCAACTGATTTATTTGCAGAATTACCACCAACCATTTCATAATATCCTTCTTTTTTACCTTGATCCATTGTAAGTTCATTCCAGATATACATCCATTCACCATATTGTTTATCAATACGTTGTCCTCCTATCTCAAGTTCCGTATGTTTTATCATTCTATAACCATAAAAAGGTTGAAGATATATTGCAGTTGATCCTGCTACTGCTTTTATTTGTAAATATAATTTATGTACTAAATCACCATTACGAGAGATTTGACATGTTACACGATTACCTAATTCAGCATTTCCGTTAAAAGTTTGTTGTATAGATTCTAATGAAAAATTAGTATGACGACGATAAACTACTTTGAAGAATGTTATTTGTGGATTACCTGTAAGATAAACATCTTGAGCACCATATGCTACTAGTTGTAGAAGACCTCCGCCCATTTATTTAAAAATATATATTTATTTAATATAAATGTCGTGGGGTATTATATTTCTCATACTTTTTGCGATAGTTATTTTAGCTGTTGTTGGTATTACTATTTATTTATTTTTAATAAAAAAATACAATCTCAAACAGGTGTATTATATGATTAAATATCGTGGTGATGAAACTGCCCTAATGAAAGATATGATGAAAAAGTTTATTGTTGGTAAATTAGAATCTACTGAAAATAAACCTACACTTGTTTTATATAAAAACGAATATGATACATGGACTTTATATAATGATAAATATACTAAACTTAGAACTGAAGATGGTAAATATATAGATGATACACCTATAAAAAATGATGATATAGTATATATTAAAAATACTAACGAATATAAAGTTAAATTAGAATAATGTTGTTTAATTCCGGTTTTGTTAAAAAACCTAATATTTGTTTTGTAATACCTGATAAACCATGGTATGTTAATGAAAATATACTTATTGCTAAACAATCTAATATTGAACAGATATTTATTAATGGTATTGAAAATGCTTTACTTATATCTAGTTTTATGATATGTTATTCAGTTATAACTGGTAATCCTTCACATATTGTTAATAAATTAAATAGGATAACGTCTAAGTTTATGAACTTTAATAATTATTATTTTCAATCTGCTTTAACTAGTTCAATTATTTCAATGTTTTTAGGTGTCAATGCCGTATTAGGATATCCTAATATGGTAAATAAAAAGAAGTAAGTAATAATTTAGTTAGAATACGCAAGACCACCCATACCACTGAGGATACGGAGGACGTTGTAGGAGTGAGCGTAGATATTGACACCTGTTACATTAGTACTACCACCTAATTTAAGTTGCGCAGTATCAATGCGAGACATATTAAGAGTTCCAGATGGTTGATGTTCTTCCGGTTTTAATGCGAAAGAATAAACATTGATAGTGTTATCTGTAGGAATATTGGTATGATGTTGATATGGTTGAACGTGAGTAAAATATTGCTGTTCACGTTCAGCAAAACGATCATTACCATTAAGCATAAGTTTGGCTTTTCCACAACCACCGCCAACACCTTTCCATATAAGTTCTTTAACGGGGTGATTGAAAGATAATTTAACTGAAGCACCACTATTTGTTAAAGTTTCCTCTCCAGTGAATTGCACTTGTTCAATTAAATATTCGTGAGATAATTGAGCAAAACGACGACGTTCGTCAGTATCTAAGAAGATGTAATCAGCCCATAGGGTGGCATCTGTAAATGCATCACCTGGAACGGTATCAAATTCAATATTAATTTTAACTTCGTGATATTGTAAAGCAATTAAAGGAAGAGCTAAACCAATATTACGGCAGAACCAGAATTCAAGAGGAACATATCGTTTTTCTGATGCAGCTGTTGGTCCAACCATTTGATTGTATCCTGTTTTCTTTCCTGCAGGTAAAGTAAGTTCATTCCAGATTTGCATCCAATCACCATATTGGCGATCAATTAATTGACCACCAATTTCTACTTCTACTTTTTTAAGTAAATCACGAGCATCTTTTGTTGAGTCTCCATCTCCATCTCCAAAAACTACATATAATTTATGAACTAAATCACCATTACGGGAGATTTGGCAAGTTACACGTTTTCCAGCTCCAGGGCTTCCGTTAAAGGTTTGTTGAATAGACTCAATAGAGAAGTTAGTATGACGACGATAAACTACTTTAAAGAAAGTGATTTGAGGGTTGCCGGTAAGATAGACATCTTGGGCACCATAAGCTACAAGTTGAAGAAGACCTCCACCCATTTTTAATATAAGCTAAGAAAATAATTTTAGATTTATATTATAAATAAAAATAATTTTAGATTTAAGTTTAGTTAGAATACGCAAGACCACCCATACCGCTGAGGATACGGAGGACGTTGTAGGAGTGAGCGTAGATTTTGACAGGTCCATCAGTTCCACCTGTTAGTTGCAGTTGAGCAGTATCAATACGAGACATATTAAGAGTTCCAGATGGTTGATGTTCTTCCGGTTTTAATGCGAAAGAATATACATTGATATTTTTTGAAGAGTCTGGTATATTGGTATGATGCTGATAAGGTTGAACGTGAGTAAAATAAGTTACATCACGTTCTGCAAAACGATCATTACCGTTAAGCATAAGTTTGGCTTTTCCACAACCACCATTAGCACCTTGCCATATTAATTCTTTAACAGGGTGGTTGAAAGATAATTTAGCAGATAATTTAGCTGAACTTATAGTTTCAGCACCAGTGAATTGCACTTGCTCAATAAGGTATTCGTGAGATAATTGAGCAAAACGACGACGTTCATCAGTATCTAAGAAGATGTAATCAGCCCATAAGGTGGCATCGCCAAACTCAATACCAGCATCAAACTCAATGTTAATTTTAACTTCGTGATATTGTAAAGCAATTAGTGGTAATGCTAAACCAATATTACGGCAGAACCAGAATTCAAGAGGAACATATGCTTTATCATCCCCTGTAGATGTTCCATTTATCATATATGTATAACCTGTTTTCTTTCCGATAGGTAAAGTAAGTTCATTCCAGATTATCATCCAATCACCATACTGACGATCAATTAATTGACCACCAATTTCAACTTCTACTTTTTTAATGCATTCACGAGCATCTGCGTTAGCACCTGTAACTGAATCAAAAACTACATATAGTTTATGAACTAAATCACCATTACGGGAGATTTGACAAGTTACACGTTTTCCTTGACTAGCATTTCCGTTAAAGGTTTGTTGAATAGACTCAATAGAGAAGTTAGTATGACGACGATAAACTACTTTAAAGAAAGTGATCTGAGGGTTGCCGGTAAGATAGACATCTTGGGCACCATAAGCTACAAGTTGAAGAAGACCTCCACCCATTTTGTATTTATTATTAATACAGAAAAAAAATAATTTGTTAATATATTTAGTTAGAGTAAGCAAGACCACCCATTCCACTAAGAATACGAAGCACATTGTAATTCACAGCATACATATTAAGAGTTCCTGAACCTACACCGTTAGTTCCAACAATAGCAGTTGCTGTATCGATACGAGACATATTAAGAGTTCCAGATGGTTGATGTTCTTCTGGTTTTAATGCAAAAGAATATACGTGGATATTTTTTCCATCAGGAATATTTTCGTGGTGTTGATAAGGTTGAACGTGTGTGAAATATTTGGCATCACGCTTAGCAAAACGATCATTACCGTTAAGTTGAAGTTGGAAATCTGTTGTTCCTAAGAAAGTAAAATCTGCTGATTTATTAACCCATACTAATTCTTTAACAGGGTGATTAAATGAAAGTTTGGATTTTGTTGTTACCGCACCACCGGTGCTACTAGCAATTGATTCACCACCAGTAAATTGAACTTGTTCAATAAGGTATTCGTGGGATAATTGAGCAAAACGACGACGTTCATCAGTATCTAAGAATATATAGTCAGCCCATAATTCTACATTTGATAAACTAACATTAGTTCCTACTAAATCTGCACCTAATGTAAGATTGATTTTAACTTCGTGATATTGTAAAGCAATTAGAGGAAGTGCTAAACCAATGTTACGGCAGAACCAGAATTCAAGAGGAACATATACAGTTCTAATATCCTCTGAAGCAGGATTTGCTGATCCAGATTTACTAATCATTTTACCAAATCCTTCCTTTTTACCTTCAGGTAAAGTAAGTTCATTCCAAATATACATCCATTCACCATATTGACGATCAATCATTTGACCACCAATTTCAACTTCAACTTGATTGATTAATCCAAAACCAGCATAGTGTTTTAATATTCCTGTTGTTGCTAGAGTAGTAAGCGTGGCTTGTAAGTATAACTTATGAACTAAATCACCATTACGGGAGATTTGGCAAGTTACACGTTGTCCTAAGGTAGCATTTCCGTTAAAGGTTTGTTGTATAGACTCAATAGAGAAGTTAGTATGACGACGATAAACTACTTTGAAGAAAGTGATCTGAGGGTTGCCAGTAAGATAAACATCTTGGGCACCATAAGCTACAAGTTGAAGAAGACCTCCACCCATTTTATTCTTAGTTAAGATAAAAAATATTAATGTATAAAACTACAGATTTTTTCTCAACTTATGTTTTGTTATGGTATTTTTTATATATTTTAGCTATTATACCTTTTAATCCTGTTATTATATTTTATTTAATTTTATCATTTGTATGTTGGATGTTATGTTATATGATTTATCTTAACATATCTACAAAAAAAATATTATTCTTTATTGTTTTTGGAATTATTTTAATTAAAGTTTTACCAATTTTAACATTAAAGCATGAATTTAATACAAAAGATCTTGCATTTGGATTATCAATGTTTATAGTATATCATATCATATTGTATTATACAAAAGGTATTGAACCTATTCAATTCTATATGAACTTTATTAAATACTTTAAAGATCTTCCAGATAATTTAGCATATATGTTTAACGATTTAGTTATTAAACAAATAATATAAATACTATATTTTAATTAGAATAAGCCAAACCACCCATACCACTTAAAATACGTAAGACATTATAATTAACACCCCATACCCTTATTGTTCCTGATTCTTTAGGTTTTACCACTAATTTAGCCGTATCAATTCTTGACATATTTAATGTTCCTGATGGTTGATGTTCTTCAGGTTTTAACGCAAATGAATATACATTTATACCAGCATTAGTTGGTATATTTGTGTGATGTTGGTATGGTTGAACTAACGAGAAATAATCTCCATTCCTTTTAGCAAAACGATCATTGCCATTTAATTGTAAATTAGCTGAAGTAATTGAATTGTTGCCATCCGGATCTATACCAAATAAGGTATTTTGAAGTTTTAGATTTGATTCGCTGGTTGTAGGATCTAAACCTAAACTAGGAACTTCAGTATTAGATCCTACAAACAACTTAGAATCAGTATAATTATACCATTGATTTTGTTCAGTTGCTTTTACAGTATCATTGATAGTCCATATAAGTTCTTTAACAGGGTGATTCATAACTAAAGCAATATTTTGTTCGTTTGTTCCTGAAAGCGTATTTTCATTCATTTGCACTTGTTCTATTAAATATTCGTGCGATAATTGAGCAAATCTTTTACGTTCATCCGTATCTAAGAATATGTAATCACACCAAATAGTCGCATTTTTAATTGATTTAATATTAGCAATTTGAACATCTGCATTTTTAACATAAGCAGTTCCATTATAAGTGCAATTATTAAATGTTTCTATTTCTATATTTATTTTTACTTCGTGATATTGAAGAGCAATTAATGGTAATGCTAAACCAATATTACGACAAAACCAAAACTCTAAAGGAATATATACTTTATTATCCGTAAAACTTGTCATATCAGTATCTGCACCGATCATTTCTTGGTAACCATCCATTTTTCCAACAGGTAATGATAACTCATTCCAAATATACATCCAATGTGAATATTGTTTATCAATCTTTTGACCACCAATTTCAACTTCAACTGATTTCAATAAACGATGACCTATAAAATTAACATAACGATCTAAATCTTCAGTAAGAATATTATATATAGCATCTCCGTCTTTTAATTTTTCTAATTCTACTTCTACATACATTTTATGAACTAGATCACCATTACGGGATATTTGACAAGTAACACGATTACCCCAATCAAACTTTCCGTTAATTGATTGTTGTATAGATTCTATTGAGAAATTAGTATGACGACGATATACTACTTTAAAAAAAGTAATTTGAGGATTTCCTGTTAAATATACATCTTGTGCTCCATAAGCAACTAACTGTAATAATCCACCACCCATTTTTAATTATTAAGCATATAAAAAATTAACTTGCAAAAAGTAATTAAATATGATGAAAGAAAGATGTAGTAAGAAAAGAATACACGTTGTAGATAATACTAAAGAAATCTCAACCCTAGATGATATTCATATTAATAGCATAAAAAAATTTGAAGCTAAAAATAAAAGAGCGGAAGAAATAACCGAACAAATTAATAAATTGAATATCATATCAATGACAGATATTTCTTGGTTATCTAACGTTGAAATTAAAGAACAAATTAAAGATTATACAAGTGAGTTAGATAAACTTAATAGTGAAAATGAACTTGATTATTACGAAAATGTTGGAGAAATATTGTTTAATTATTATGATATAGTTAATCAAAATGTTGATGTTAAGCAAGTTAATCCTAAAAAATATACTATTTTAGAAGCACTTAATATTGAAATGGATAATAACAGTGTAATAGGAGAGTATAAAGATAAATCTAAATTAGTTAATGAATATTTAGCAATAACAGACAATAAATACATCAATCATATGAATGGTGAATTTACTAACTCTAAATGTCTTAATTGTAATAACGAAATGACTAATTTAGTTCAAGAAGCATTAATAGTATGTTTCAGTTGTGGTTATCAAGATGTTTTATTAGCAGAACAAAATAGACCTATAATGTTATATGATAAGAAAGACGGTATTCATTATAGTTATAAACGTATTAATCATTTTAGAGAATGGATATCACAAATACAAGGGAAAGAAAGCACTGATATACCAAATGAAGTATTTGAAAAAATACTAAATGAACTTAAAAAAGAGAAAATTACTGATACAACTAAACTTACACCTAAGTTTATGAGAACAATATTAAAAAAATTAAGAACACATAAATATTATGAACATACTGCATATATTATTAATAGAATTAATGGTATTCCACCACCTCAATTTTCACCAGAATTAGAACAAAATCTATCTAATATGTTTATGCAAACACAACCTTTATTTATTAAATATGCACCTGCAAATAGATTAAACTTTATTTCATATTCTTACATTTTACATAAATTCTTTTTAATTTTAGATATGCCAGAATACCTCGCTTTATTTCCTTTACTTAAAAGTAGACAAAAAATAGCTCAAAATGAAGAAGTTTTTAAGAAAATATGTAAAGAATTGAAATGGACTTGGATTCCTAGTATTTAAAAATGATTTCGTTAATTGTAAATAATAATGTATATCATCTTTGAATACTGAAACTACTGGTTTAATACCTAAAGATTCTTCAAATAATTACTATCATTATACAAATACTTCTAAATATAATAATGCTAGAATGATCCAAATTAGTTATGAAATATTAGATCACACTTTAAATGTTATTGCTACAAGAAGCTTTTATATTAATGAAGTAGATACGGTTAGTAATTCTCAGTTTCATAATATTACAAAAGAGTTATTAGAAAAAGAAGGTATAAGTATGACTCGGTTTTGTGATATATTTACTGAAGATCTTAATATTTGTTCTAGAATTATAGCACATAATTTACAATTTGATTATTTCATTTTAATGAGTGAATTATATAGATTTGGATTTACTGATATTATTAATAAAATTAATTTACTTAAATTAATCTGTTCTATGAAAAAAACTAGACATTTTGTTTGCCATAATAAAAAATATCCCAAGTTATTGGAATTATATAATTACGCAAATAATAGTAATCTTAAAGAACTACCAAATGCACATAATTCAATGTTTGATGTTATGTATTTACGTATTGCTCTAGTTAAACTTAAGAGTAATAATATATTTGATATATTTATGTGCGAATAATTATATATTTCAATTATATTTTTCATTAAATAAGATTATGACTGATAAACTTGATGTTTTGGTAGAAAACAAGAATGAATATTTAGAACATTTAACTGATATTTCTACTATACCTATTTGTAAGTTCTTTGTTAATATTGCAAACAATTGTAGTTCATTAAAAGAATTTCAAAATGAATTAGTATTATTAACAAAATGGAATAAACAAAAACAAGATGGTAAAATGAATACTATTCATAAATTAATTGAAGAAGATCAGGCAACACCTCAATATATGTTAAAATTATTATCTGAAATTATTTCTAAAAGTATTAAAATTAAAATTATTGAACATAAATCTATTATTAAATCATTAAAAGTATATATTCCTGAATGGTATGAATTTTTATATAAAGTATGTATATTAGCATCTAACATATTTTGGAAAAATCCAGTTTTATTTTATAAAAAAGTATCATCTATTGAAAGACAAAATAACATTAATACTATTGAAAAAATAACTAAAACCTGTATTAAGAATGCTGTAAGATCTTTTATTCCTTTAAATAAAATTATTAATGAATTAACTGATATTACAGGAGGAGGAGAGATTAATATTACTAATACTCAAACTTTAGTAGAAAATGA